GTGTTTCCTTCGAAATAATTTCTTACATCTTCTAGAAAATGAGACTGGACTGTTTGTGGGTGTAACAGTGATAGGTCATAAACATTAAGAAGTACTTGTGTCATATCGTGTATCGCTTGTCCTAAATTATGTTTTTTAGCTTTTTTTATTATTTCATCACCCATTAATTCTAATCCGTTATAGTTTAAGATAGATTTTAATAAATGGTGACGTTTATTTTTTTTTGTTAAATCAATTCCATTTAACTGCAAATCCCAAAGAGTAAAACCGTCATCAGTAAGAATATAATATTTACCATCATATTTTATTGTAAAAGAAATACCGTCTCCGTAGGTGTTGACAAAAGGTGTAATTACCTCTTGACTGTCGCCTTCCAATAGATTAACATGTGTATTCTCTTTTATGTATTCTATATATGAATCTTTTATTTTATTGCTATCCATTGTAAGAACACCTCCTTTTACTTTATTATATAAGATTTCTTTGTATTTGTATAGAAAGATTATCGTTTTTGTCAGTATTTGAGAATTTTAATATTGAGTCTAATATTATTATAAAATCATTAGTATTTTTAATGTTTTCATAAGGTAAAGGAAAGGCTTTGTAATGAGTGTATCCGTCATTTTTATCTATATATTCTTGTTCAGAAAATATATTTATTCTATTTCCACGTACTATTTCACCATCAGCATTTTTATGAAAGTTGTTATTTAAATTAATTCTGAATAGTGTATGATTATAACGAACTTCTCTAAAGTTAAATACTTTACTTCTTAGTGAATACTTATAAGATAAAATAAATTTTTCACCTGTTGTGGATTGAATTTTTATATCACCACTTGTATGTTCATCTTCTTTTATTGTTTTATTATGTTTTTCAAATATAACTTTTAAAATACTCAAAAGATCCTGAGCTTCTTTATCTGTTAGATATAATTCCATTTTATCCTCCTTCTAAAACTTTTTCCTAGACTCAACAACTTTCCCTATTATAGTTACTGGTAATGACTGTATTTGCTCGTTTGTATAAAACATAGGAGAATATTCGCTGTTGTCTGATGTTAGCATAATACCTGCATCCATTCTTTTATATCTCTTACAAGTAGCATCATCTCCGTTTACCATTGCGATAACTACATCTCCATTATCCGCTGTAGATTGCTTTTTTACTATAACTACATCGTCATTTTCAAGTTTAGGGTACATACTATTACCTTTTATACGCAAACCAAAAAAATCTCCTTGATTAGACCATGATTGAGGTATTTCTTCATAATCTATTATATCTTCTATAGCTGATATTGGTATCCCAGCAGGCACAGCACCAAGAACAGGTACTTTGATACCTTGATTACTTTCTTTTGTTTCATCTTCCCACCCCATAAGGTAAGATTCTGTTACGTTTAAAACACGTGCTAGTTCTGTTATCTTAGATAGGGGGATGTCGACTAATCCTTTTTCATATTTATTGATAGAGCTTTCGTGAACCCCTATTCTTTTTGCTAATTCTCTTTTTGTTAATTTCAAACTTTCTCTTGTTGATTTTATTCTTGCAGGTGTTATCATATCATTCACTCCTGTGTCATTAAATATTTCTACAGTTATTATAACATTCAATTGAATTAAAATAAAGTATTTTTTAATAAAAATTAAAAAAACTTGAATTTAAGTATTGACAAATAAAAATAATGTGATATTATATAAGTATGAATTAAATTCAAGTTCATATTTTAGGAAAGGAGGTAAATATGAACTTTGATAAATTAAAAAATAAGATATTTGAAAAAAGGAAAACATATAAAGACTGTGCTAATGTATTAGGTATAAGTACAGTAGCATTCTCTAACAAGATAAACGGACGTTATGAGTTTAAAGTAACGGAAGTTATAAAACTAGCTGAATTTTTATCTTTAACATCTGAAGAAAGTCAATCGATTTTTTTTAACAAATAACTTGAATATAATTCAAACAATATATTAAAAAAGACTACTTCAAGATAGAAGAAAGGAGGAGTGGATATGGAGATAAAAACTGAAACTATTATAAATAAAAATAATGAACTTGTAGATGTTAAATACACAGAAGTTAATACTCATGATAAATTTTCTCTTAAAGAAGAAGAACCAATTAGAAATGAGATTATTAATGTTTTAGCTAAACATAATCTTCCTTATTGGAAAGCTAGAAAGGTTTTAGAAAGAACTACAGCATTCCTAGATAAAGAAGCTGTAGTACAGGAGATTAAATAAGGAGGAAATAATGGAGAAACTAATATTAATTGCAGGTGCGATATTTATTACAAAAAAATTAATAGACCACGCAAACGAGCGTAAGTCTATTAATGTTGACTCTAATCTTCTTGGCGCAACAATTTATGGTACTCTGCAAGATAGAAGAAAGGAGGAGTAGATGTGTTATCAGAATATTATGAACTGATAAAAAGTGAATTAATGAATGCAATAACAATTTTTGGATATATTTTGATATTGCACACATTAATAACTACTATTCTTTCAGAAATTATTGATACTTTCAAGAGGAAAAAGGATGACAACGATTAACGAATTTATAGCATTTATTATTTTTGAGTTATGTTATTTAGGTTTACTGTTTTACATATTTTATATTACGGGCAATTTATCGTTTTTTAAACAGTTTTTGTGGAGTAGAAGGAGGAGTGGTGATGAAAAATAAAACAAAAATAGCACTAACATTAGCAACTGTCGGATTAGTCTCTAAAGTAGTGCTAAGTACCAAACACTATCTAACGGTTTATGAAGAAAACAGTAAATTATATGCTGAATCTTGGTTACAGTTAGATGTGTTTGATAGAAGTTATTGTTTCTCAAAAAATAAAAAGGAAATTATAAATAATAAAAAAACATTAAAATCTGAAACAGTACTTACAGATGCAAAAAATTATTCAAGCATAAAAATTACCCCCAACTCTATTGAATTGAGGGTAGAGAAAATTAAAAGTTAATATAAACTTTATCTTCTTTTTGAATTAATTCTTTATTTGATTTAAGTGTGATTCTATCTTTATATTGCTCAAAATATAATATTACATCTTTAGGCAAAAGTTGAAGTTGAGCAATAACATCTTCATTGTTTTCGATAATAATTCTTGTAATTTTATCGTCACCAACAAAAGATGTGTCTATATTGATTTCACCATCTGTCAAAACTAAAGAATAATTTAAAGAAATATCATTCATTATAATTCACCTCCTTTGGTGTAATTATAACACAAGAGAAAGGAGGAGTGAGGATGGAAATAAAGAAATTAATTTTTTTAGATGATACATATTTAGAAAATTGTACTTTATCTCATGATATTCCAAAAGAAATAGCCGAAATATCTAATAGTTTCGTGAAAATAACTACTGATAAATTGACTATACAATATGTAAATTTAGATTACATTCAGATAATTATACCTAAGAATTTAAAAGTTGTTCCTTTAAGAGGAGGAAAAAGATGACAATGATTATTGTACTTCTTAAACAAATTGAAAGAAGGTGATTAAGATGCAGNNNNGTTCAATAAATTCATTAAAGAGATTGAAGGGCTTGAAGATTCTTACCTTTTCATCCAAGGGACTTTAGCAACAAATAAAACATTTAATAAAGTTAGAATTTACAACTATATCAATCAAAAAAATAGAGAAAGGGAACGTGAAAATGCTAAAAACTAAAATAAAAAGAAAAATCAAAAAAGATAAACTAAATGTAATTTATTGGACAATCGCTGTGATTAGCATGTGTTTCTTAACATTGACAAATATCGATTGGCAATTGATAGGCGGAATAGCAACCGGATCAATAGCGATGATTCAATTCTTATTTGATAAAGATTTTGCTAAAAAATATTTTAATTAGGAGGAATGTATGAACAAGTTTAAAAAATTATTCTATAGAAGAGGGTTTGAATTAATAGAAGATTTAAACGGAGAGTTACCTGTTAAATCTACAGTCCATAGTGCAGGTGTTGATTTTATAGCTAGTCAAGATATCGTGATTCCTGCATTTAGATTTAAAGGCGAAGCAACACTAGTGCCAACTGGATTAAAAGCATTTATGCCAAAGAATGAATGTTTATTAATATTTGCAAGAAGTAGCTTGCCGGTTAATCGTGGACTAGTAATGAGTAATGGTGTAGGAGTTGTAGATTCAGATTACTATAACAACCCAAAAAATGAAGGTCATATATTGTTGGAGTTCAATAATTTAACAAACAAACATTTAACAATAAAAAAAGGTGAAAGAATTGGACAAGGTATTTTCTATAAAGTGCCTAAAGTAAGTTATGGAGTTAGATTAAAAGGAGATAAGCGTGGTGGAGGATTTGGAAGTACAAATAAAGAATAGTTTTAGTGAAAAACAAAAGGAAATGCTAAATCATCTAAATGATTATGGTGTAAAGGTAGAACCTTATGTTAAAGAAAAATTCCCTACAGGATTTGAAAGTTATGAATTATTTGAAGTACTAGCAGAATATTTCACNTTGGTTGGTACGGTGATTATATCACATTAGGAAGAAAGTACGAAAGTAGATATATTCAATCAATCAACGTTAAGAAAAATGATGTAATCATCATGTATGGAAGTGATTTAAAAGACAAAAAAGGAAATGAAATATTTAGTGGGGATATTGTTAAAAACACTGATAAAGATATTGGAATAGTGAGATATAAAGACGGTTCTTTTGAAGTAGATTTTAAGCAGTATATCCCAGCTCAATTAGGATTGATAAATGATGATTTAGAGGTAATTGGAGATATCCATAGAAATAAAAAATTACTAGATAAGATTATTAATAATAATAAAAAAGTTATTTGTTTAAATAACGTAGAAAAAAGGATTAATAAAAAAAGGAAAAGAACGTCTAAATAGACGTTCAATGATTTAACTATATTATATAGTAAATTGAGTTAAATTGCAAGAAAGGAGTGTAAAAAATGAATATATGGCTTATGGACGAACAGCCTGTAGTAGTAGATAGAGGACTAGCAAGAATTATAGGTTTCTCAGAAGCTGTTGTTATTACTCAACTTCATCAATGGATCGAATATAACAAGAAGCATAAGAAAAACTATAAAGATGGTTACTACTGGACATACGGTTCAATGAAACAATGGCATGAAGAATATTTTGATATATTAGGTTCTGTTAAAACACTCAGAAGAGTTTTTAAAACACTAGCAGAAAAAGGTTATTTAATAGTAAGTAATTACAATAAATTAAAATTTGATAAAACGTGTTGGTATAGAGTAAATTACGAAAAATTTAATTCACTTAAAAAGGAATATCGAGATGGACAATTTGACCACACTGAAAAAGACAATTTGACCATATCAGAAGTGGACAATTTGACCACACCTATACCAAATAATAAAAATATAATAAAAAATAATAATATATCATCTCATTCATCAAATAATAATACTATATATAGCGAGCAAATGCTTGATAATGATGAGCGAGTGATTGAAGAGGCTAAAAAGAATATTAGTTCTCGGAAGAAATACAACACACAGTATTTCAAAGACAGCTTTGGGTATTCCCGAGTCAGCATGAATAAACAAAAGGAATTAGACAAGTGGATTAAATACGCTGTTGATATTTGTTTAATGCCTCCTGATACTAGACTTCACATAGGTAAACAGAGCGTAAAAGCTAGTGAAGTAGTAGAGAGATTAACAGAGTTAAGGCATGAACATATTAATTATATTTTTTCTAGATTAAGTCAAGTTAAGTATCCT